GTGACCGTGCGCGTCTGATCGGTGAGAAGGCTATCGAAATCTTCACAGGCGAGAGCGAGGAGTTCGGCGAGTTGCAACGCCTGATCGATGCTGTCGATGACGGACGCATGTCAGACAAGACAACGTACACAGAAGTCGATACCGATCTTGACGAGTTGCTCGACGAGGTAACCGGCGACCCTGACTTTCCGTTTCAATTCAATCTGTTACAGGAAGAAGTTCCCGGCTTGGATCGGGGTAACCTTGGCATCCTGTTCGCTCGACCAGAGGTGGGCAAGACAACTTTCTGCTGCTTCCTTGCTGCGTCGTACATCCGGCAGGGACTCAAAGTTGTGTACTGGGCCAACGAGGAACCGGCTGACCGCATCAAGCTGCGGATCATTCAGTCGTACTTTGAGTTGACCCAACAGGAGATGCGTGAGAGTCGTGCAACCCTCGCGGCCAAGTACCGTGACGAGATCGCACCCTACCTCACAGTCATGGACTCGGTGGGCACGTCTGTCGAAGAGGCTGACGACTATGCCAAGCTAAACAAGCCTGACATCATGTTCATGGATCAGCTAGACAAGTTCCGCATCAGGGGTGAATTCAACCGTGGTGACGAGCGGCTCAAAGAGACGTACGTGTATGCACGGGAAATTGCCAAGAGAAACAAGCTGTTAGTCTGGGCTGTTAGTCAGGCAAACTACGATGCACATGATCGTCAATTTATTGACTACTCAATGCTTGACAACTCGCGTACGGGTAAGGCTGGCGAGGCCGACATCATCATCGGTATCGGCAAGACCGGATCAAGCGAAGTAGAGAACACGGTGCGTCACATATGTGTGTCAAAGAACAAGTTGAATGGTTGGCACGGCATGATCAACGCACAGATCGATGTGGAGAAGGGGACGTATTACTGATGACAAAAGCTAGGAGTAAGAAAATGTTCATACACTTTAAGTCCTTTAAAGATTACGAAGAGGGCGCACTTCAGGATGAAGAGGAGATAGCAAGGTTCAGGTCTTTGACAAGGGCTGAGAAGATTGCTGAAATACGAGAGGTAGATGAATTGATACATATTACTTCAGAAAACACAGACTATGACGACGAGTTGCACGGCATATGGTAAATGTCCTGACGTTTGACGTGGAGACAACCCACACCGAGAAGCGTGGCGGCGGTTACTCACCCCTGCCGTACTTTGGTAACCGGCTGGTCTCTATTGGTTATAAGTGGCTGCAGAGCAGAGTGGCATACGACTGCTATTATCACTCAACTGAACCTGCTACACCCGCTGCTACGCACGGATTTCAACTGGCACTGAACCACGCTGACGTGCTGATCGGGCACAACATCAAGTTCGACTTGACTTGGATACGCGAGTGCGGCTTTACATACGAGGGACACATTTATGATACGATGGTTGCGGAATATATACTCGCCAAGGCGCGGCGTTGGCCTCTTGGACTTGCTGCTCTTGCAGAAAAGTATGACGTTACCCGCAAGGAGAAAGACCTTGTGGAGCCGTACCTCAAGAGCGGTAAGACGTTCTATGACATACCGTGGGAGATAATTGAAGAGTATGGCCGTGCGGACGTACTCGCTACAGAAGAGATCGCACTGAAACAGCTAGACGCCTTTGGCGTAACCTTTGAGGAGATGTTTGATGAGCCTCGTGCCGACACTGAAACTGTCACTGGAGATGACCAACACGCTCTCGCAGATTGAGCGTAACGGACTGCGGATCAATCTTGACACGCTTGCCGACATTCGTAAGCAGTACGAAGAAGAGATGCAGGAGTTAGAGGTCCGACTTTTGCAACTCGCACGAGAGGCGATGGGTGACACACCCGTTAACCTGTCCAGCCCTGATGACCGAAGCGTGTTGCTTTACTCACGCAAGGTACGTGACAAGAAGACGTGGGCACGTACGTTCAATCTGGGTCACGAGATGCGTGGCTCCACCATGAAACCCAAGCAACGTGTCCGCATGTCCGCCGCTGAGTTCAAGGGCACAGTGCGTCGGCAGACTGACGTGGTATACAAGACTCGTGGCGAACAATGCCCTAAATGCTCCGGAGAAGGCCGTACACGCGCATTACGTAAAGATGGTACCCCGGGTAAGGCAATACGCATCTGCAAGCCCTGTGGCGGTGCTGGCGTCCTTTATGTGCCTACGGGCCAAGTAGCGGGGTTCAAGATCGTTCCCCGCACCACGTGGGACACTGCGTCCGCTGGCTTTCGCACAGACAAGGTTACGCTTGAAGAGAGGCTTGACGAACTGAGGGGAGATGCCCGTGAATTTGTTTCAGCATACACGCGATACAACGCACTCAAGACGTACATCAACACGTTTGTTGAGGGCATGGAAAACAACGTCGATGACCACGGCTTCATCCATCCAGAATTCATGCAGTGTGTTACGGCGACGGGTCGCCTTTCGAGTCGCAATCCGAATTTCCAAAACATGCCACGCGGTTCGACATTCGCGATACGTAAGGTCGTCGAGAGTCGTTTCGATGGTGGCTACATCATGGAAGGCGATTACTCGCAACTAGAGTTTCGTGTGGCTGGCTTCCTTGCCAAAGACAAAGTTGTCTACGATGATGTCCGCAACGGCACAGACGTACATGCTTACACCGCCAGCATCATTGGCTGTACCCGACAAGAGGCCAAGGCGCACACCTTCAAGCCTCTGTATGGTGGCACAACCGGCACCGAAGATCAGAAGCGTTACTACAACGACTTCAAAGACAAGTACGAAGACATCGCTACGTGGCACGAAAAGCTACAGGCTGATGCTGTACGGCATCGGGAGATATCTCTGCCGTCTGGTCGGGTCTATGCTTTCCCCGACGCACGGTGGACAGACTGGGGCACAGCAACCAACCGCACTGCTATCTGCAACTATCCGGTACAGGGGTTTGCTACCGCTGACCTGTTGCCTCTAGCTTTGGTGTCACTGCAGCGCGTCATAGAGTCTGCAAAAATCCAGAGTGTGATATGCAACACCGTCCACGATTCGATTGTAATGGACGTGCATCCGGACGAAAAAGATATTTGTATCGACCTATTGAAACACGCCATGCTCTCCTTACCCTTTGAAACGATGAGGAGATACGGTGTTACCTATGACATGCCAGTGGGTATCGAAATAAAAATCGGAAAAAACTGGCTTGACTTGGAAGAAGTAAATCTGTAAGATCGTTCTACAACCCTAAATTACGAGGTGAAAACATGTTAGGGACAGATGTAATGGCACTCAACGATGTGGATAAACTCGTTCAAGCATTTGAGGCTGGTGATGATCAGGCTCTGATGGAAGCGACTGGTCAGTCAACGGGCGGCAATCGCCAAGTTGGTTTGCCTCGTCTCAACATCAACTACGATGCAGAGAACGATGAGGGCATGTCATTGACTCGTGGATCATGGAAGATGTACATGGACGGCAAGTTCATCTACGCCGACTCTGTGATGCTGCAGGTCTTGATGCGTACATACGAATACAGCGTATGGGATCAGGAGACAAACTCGTTCTCACAGAAGTCAGTCCAGAAGACTGTGCTGTCGGGTGAGTTTCCGGATAATACCGGCACCAACAAGTGTGGTCGCCTGTCACGAGACGAAGAAGACAAGATGGCAAAGGATGATCCTCGCTATCTGCACTCTCGCTCGGTAGTGTGTAATCAAGTCGTATACGGGAAAGTAAGCGGCGAGTTTGCTGATGCTGATGGCAATCCTGTGATTCTTGAGGATCAACCGGTCATTGCCTACTTCAAGCGGTCAGGCTTCAAGCCTGTTGCTGACTTTATCGACAGCCTCTCACGCCAGAAGAAGGTGATGCAGAAGGTTGTTGCACGACTGGACACTTCGAAGAACAAGAAGGGCAGCGTCACGTTCTGGACGCCTGTCATGACGTACTCTTCGGAAGTGGCGATTACGGACCAAGACAAGGAACTGATGAGGATGTTTGGGGAAACTGTGAAGGCTCACAATGAGACCATCGCCAATCAGTATCGCGAGTCCGTCAAGCTTCAGTCC